TAAGCGACGACGGCATCCAGCAATCCCCGCAATGGAACATATGGTCATCGGATGAAAAGGAAGCAGCAGGTCTTGTCGAAATTATCCCTGAAGCTGCTCCCGATGATCGTTTCTATAGATGGACGCAGAATCCTGACGGCACGATAAACAAAACGGCCAGAGCCGTTGCCGACGTGAAGGCTTCTTTTACCCAAACTGTGAAGACACAACAGGGATCGTGGTTAGCACAGACGGATTGGACGATTGTCAGGAAGGCCGACGCAGGAATCGCTGTACCGTCGAAAATTCAGACTTGGCGAGACGCGATACGTGCCAAAGCAACAGAGATGGAAGAGGCAATCGACAACGCCGCAGATGCGGATGCCCTCGTTGCGTTGTTTTTAGTTTGGGACAGCGACGGGAATAAAACCGGGATTCTTTATGATTGGCCCGAATTAGAGGTGTAACCTTGGATTTGGCGGAGGATTTATTCTCAACAATGGTAACAGTTAAGGAAGTGCAAGCAAAACTAAACACCCATGAGGCGGTTTGCGCTGAACGGTGGAAAGAGACCATTGAGCGGATAAAAAGACTTGAGTTGATATTAATCACTTCCGCTGGTGCAGTTATTCTTTTGATGTCAGGGATGCTCTGGAAGATATAAAATGCCGCTGTCAAAGATACAGTTCCGCCCTGGAGTTAACAGGGAAACTACGTCCTACGGAGATGAAAACGGTTGGTACAATTCCGATCTAGTCCGTTTCCGTAAAGGTCGTCCTGAAAAAATGGGCGGATGGATCCGTCTTAGCAGCAACACCATACAGGGAACGGGTAGATCACTTCATGTGTGGGCCTCGTTAAGCGGCGCTAAGTACATGGGCCTTGGAACAGAAACCAAGTTCTATATAGAAGAGGGTGGCGGGTACAATGATGTCACTCCCATTCGAGTGACAACTACTCTCGGAGCAAACCCCCTTACAACAGGTGCTGCATCGAGTGGTGTTGTAACAGTTACGGCCCCTGCTCATGGGGCCGTAAACGGAGACTTTGTCACGTTAAGTGGTGCAACAACTACGGATGGAATTACAGCGGCTCAGTTCAACACGGAACATGAGCTTACCCTAATAGACTCGAACAGTTACACAATAACAACTTCGGGTTCTGCTTCTTCCGGGACCACTGCCGGTGGTGGTTCTTCTGTTGTTGCTGTATATCAGATAAATACGGGTCTCAACACGGTTGTAACTGGGACTGGTTTTGGCGCTGGTCTCTGGGGAGGTCTCAGTACAGGTTATTCACAAACCACACTTAATGACAGTGGCGGGATAAGCAATTCGGACACAACTTTCATTCTGACGAGTGCAGCGGATTTTGAGGTAGCGGCCACTACCACAGGCGCGAATCTTACCGCTGCGACTACAACCATTGCCGGAGCCGATACCACTGGTTTTCCCAGTAAGGGTACTATCAAGATAGGAAGCGAAAACATTCGCTATGGAACGAATGTGGGTAATGTTTTTGGTGAACTGACTCGTGGTGATGACGGAACTACGGCGGCAAGTTCTTCCAGCGGGGATGCCATAACTTTTGTTGGGCTTGTTTTAATCGAGGATGAACTGCTTCAGTACACGGGTAAATCATCTAATACAGTTAATGCAGGGGTCGTTCGCGGAGTTCGCGGAACGACAGCAGCGTCCCACAGTGATGGTGTAGCGGTCAAAGAAGCTAATAATTTTGTAGGGTTTGGAGAAGCATCGGCAACCGCCGCAGGATCAGGGTCTAATATCCGGTTATGGTCCCAGGATAATTGGGGCGAAGATCTTGCGTTTAATGTTTACGATGGCACTCCATATTATTGGGACAAGACTCTGGGTCTGGGAAACAGGGCCACAACCTTTGCCTCTCAAACGGGAGCTTTGGATGCCCCTACCATTACACGAAGGATTATGGTGTCCGGTGCTGACCGCCACATAGTCTGCTTTGGATGCAATCCTATAAGCGAAACCGAACAGGACCTGTTGATGATCCGCTGGTCCGATCAGGAAAGTCCTTTTGATTGGACTCCCACCGCGACCAACACAGCGGGGTCCCAGAGAATTTCCTCTGGTTCCGAGATAATCTCTGCCCAGAAAACACGGCAGGAAATGCTTATCTGGACGGACACATCTCTTCATTCCATGCGTTTTGTGGGACCGCCGTTTACTTTTGGTGTCAGCATGTTGGCAAACAATGTATCCATCATAGGTCCGAATGCCGTCACAACTGTAGGAGACAAGGTATTCTGGATGGACAGGGAGAATTTCTACGTCTACACGGGACGTGTTCAAGTCATTCCCTGCACCCTTCTGCGTTACGTGTTCGATGACATCAATCTGGAACAAAATTTCAAATGCTTTGCCGCGTCGAACAAGATGTTTGATGAAGTGTTCTGGTTCTATCCAAGTGCCGATGCTTCCGAGATAGACCGCTACGTTAAATTTAACTTTACAGAGAACACATGGGATCTGGGTACTCTTTCCAGAACTGCCTGGGTGGACTTCGGAATTCACAACAACCCAAGAGCCTCTGGCCAGTCAAGCGATACGAACTACACCTATGTGCATGAAAGCGGCGATGATGATGATGGGTCCGCCATGACGGCTTTCATCGAATCTGCTGATTTCGATCTTGGCGATGGCGAACAGTTCATGTTCATAAATCGTCTGATACCGGATATAGATATAACAAGTACGGACGCAGATGCTTCCGTAAACTATATCTTGAAAACAAGGAACTACCCCGGAGACAGTCTCGCCACGAACTCCACGAATGCCGTTAAATCCTCAACCCAGCAGGCTTTCCTGCGGAGCCGGTCGAGACAGGCCGCTTTGCGGATTGAGAGTGACACGACGGACATAACATGGACCTTGGGGGATCTACGTCTTGGGCTGCGTCCTGATGGGAGAAGGTAAATGGAATGGGCAATAATGACCTTTGGAGGAAAGCTGTGCTGCATATTTGCATCAGGCTGTGGGGGTTTGGCTAATGTACTGACACGTCGCAAGTGGAATCTTGGGGCTTTGAAGGACATAGCTATTGCTATAGTTGTCGGGTGGATTGCGGCAGAGTTCTTTATTCCTGCCGCCATGGCCTATTTCGAGTTTAACGATCAAATTGCACTCACCGTGGCTTTTGTCATCGGATACTGCGGTATCCGTTTGTTACCAAAAGTCGAAGAAGCCCTAATGCGTAGGATTAAATAAGGAAATGGCTAAATTACTGGATCATGCGATGCCTATGGCTCCTGATCAATATGATGTGGATACTTTTGTGAGGATCCTGCGGGACCTTGAAATGGCCCTGACGAAGATAGATTTCCCCGCTGTAGTGAGTGGAGAAGATGACACCAACGGCGTGGCGTGGTTTATGGAATAATGGCTTCAGCGTATAAAAATATTGCCGTTTTGGTAGGCGCGACAGGGGATGTCACCGTTTATACGTGTCCCAGCGCCACTCAGGCCATTATTAAAAACATAAATTTGTATAACAGTCATTCCGGGACTATAGTAGTGTACCCTAAGATTACCGACAGTTCCGCTTCTGTAACGATTACGTTGGAGAAGAACAGTATAGGAACTCTCGCAGATACGTCTCTCACTGGACCGTTTGTTCTTGAAACCAGTGATACGCTGATACTCAACTGCGACACAGCGTCGAAGATTTATGCCTTCGCGAGCGTGCTGGAGATTTCCTGATGATAGTAGATAGTTCTCCTAAACTTTCCGGTGAGCCCACCGCAGAAGCTTTATCAAATGGGTTGGCCACTCTTGGCCGTTACGGTGATAACTACATGGTCCACGCCGCTGAAGGCGAGGCCATCATCCCCAAAGAAATTCTGGATGCTAATCCCGGCTTAAAGAACGACCTCTTCCGTCAGATGACGCTGATGGGTGTTACAGACCCCAATCGTTATATTGTCGGCAGCGATTTAAACTCGATTAACCCCATAACAGGTCAGCCAGAGTTTTTCTTCAAAAAGATATTTGGGGTCATCAAGAAAATCGCCAAGAAAATTCTTCCTATAGCGGCTCCCATTATAGGAAATATGATCGCGCCTGGAATTGGCGGCGTTGTTGCTTCAGGTCTTCTCGCCAAGATGCAAGGAGGAACATGGGGCGATGCCGCTAAGTCAGCGGCGCTTGGTTATGGAATTGGAGCTATTGGCAGAGGTCTACAGGGCGGATTCAGCGCAGGAACTGGGGGCTTTGGAACGGGCTTTACTGAAGGTTTGGGTAGAGGTCTAACTGATCCGATTAGCGCAGCCGGTAAGCTGTTCTCTTCCGGTGCCACTAATCCTCTGGCGCAAGGTATATTTGGACCACGGGGACCGGGCGGAGGATTTGCATTCCAAGGTCTACCGGCGGATTTCTCCGCGCAGGGCATGGGAGGCGGACCAGGTTGGCAGGATAAATTATTCCCAGCTTACCAGACTGAAGCAGATTTTAATGCTTTAGCCGCCCCAACACTTCCTGCTAATACACCTAAACCACCTGGCCAAGGCCAAAATTATTCTAATCTGGCAAACCCGCAAAACCCAGAGGGTCGGCCCTATTCTTCCGCTACTAATGTAGGAACCACTGCTGGTGCTTTACCTACTGGAGTTACACAACAAAATGGTCAATTTTTCCTAGCTGATGGTAGAGAAATCGTGCGAAATATAGAAGCTCCCACAGGATGGAAAGTTGCTCCTGAAAAACCAACATGGCTAGAAGGTGCCATTGGTAAAAAAGGTGCTGCTCTTGCAAGTCAGGCTGCTGTACCTCTTGGAATCGCAGGACTCGTTTACGCCATGTCTCCTACAGAAAAAGGAGTAGCAGATCAGCTGGCTCAACTGGACGAAGGTAACCCACGAAGAACAGCATATGACCAGTGGCAAAACCTTCCTGATAAAAACTCCGAAGAAGCCAGCCGCTTAAAAGCAATATGGTACGGCCAGCCAGCCTATAGTGGTACCCAGCTTGCGAGCAGTTTTGGTGCTAATCCATTAGCGGGTATTACACCCGGAACACCAGGCGCTCCGGGAATCTTAGCTACAGCGGCGGCTGGTGGTGAAATCTTTGGCCCTGGTACAGGAACCTCTGACAGCATCCCGGCAAGGCTTTCTGACGGAGAGTTTGTTATGACTGCTGAAGCGGTTAGAAATGCCGGCGGAGGAGACAGAGCTCTCGGAGCGGCTCGAATGTATGACATGATGAACCAATTTGAGAGGGGGGCTGCGTAATGGTTGCCGTAACCGAAACAACTGTCCGCCAGGCTCCATATCTTGAAGATTTTCAGAGGAAGATACTTGAGAGTGCTTTTGCTCGTGGTGAAACACCCGTATCCGTTCCCGGTATTGACGTTGCCGGTCTTGATCCACTTACCCTTCTAGCTTTACAAAAAGGTCAGGGAATTGGGCAATTCCAACCATTCCTGACCACTGGCGCAGAAACCATAGGCCAAGGACTATCTACTCTTCAGTCTCAGGCGGCTGGAGTCCCTGGTCTGTTCTCACAGGCGGCGCAACAGGCGGCTGGAACCACAGAGGCATACGATCCAGCAAGCGCGGCTGCCTTTCAGGATCCCTACCAACAGGCCGTTACACAAGAAGCTCTTGCTGAAATGCAACGTCAGGCCGACATACAACAAAACCAGTTGGCGGCGGACGCGGTAGGAGCGGGGGCTTATGGTGGCGCCCGACAAGGTATTCAGACAGCCGAATTAGGCAGGAATCTGGCTGATATAAAAAGCCGGCGCATATTCGAGGATTTAAGCCGTAACTTTAACCAGGCGCAGAACGCTGCACAAACCACCTTTGAGAACCAGCAGCGGAGACAGCAAGGTGTAGCTCAACTTCTCGGCGGCTTGGGATCAGCACAAGGACAGGAAGCTGTCAGGATAGGCGGCGGTATTGCTGGACTTGGAACAACGCAGGCAAATTTGGCCGGAGTTGGGCAAAATCTCTTAGGGCAAGAGACGCAAGTTCTATCACAACTCGGCGCAT